CTCGGTTAAAATGCCCGCCATCATTTCAGACCAATTTAGAATTCTCAACGCAGAGACTTTTGTGAAAAGTTTTGTTGGCGTTGGTTCTACAGTTAATAAGTATTATACTTTTATTGGACTACCAAATTCCACGAATCCTGAGGGTGGCGGTGTTAGTGATTGGAACACTAACACACCTTCGCCATTAGATGGTTTTAAGGAAGAGGGTGAAGTAAAAGAATCTATTATTGCCCTGAAGAAAGTTACTGATAAGGATGTCCGCAGACTTATTAGAAAAGTAAACTGGGTTGCGGGACAAACCTATGAGATGTATAGACATGACTATAACATCTATAATTTGACTCCAACTACTTCACAGGCAAATCTGTATGAAGCAAATTATTATGTTGTCAATGAAGATCTGAGAGTTTATATTTGTTTGCAGAATGGATCTGACCCCGAGAATCCAAAAGGTCGTCCTTCTTACGATCAACCACAATTTATTGACTTAGAACCAAGAGCTGCTGGTACATCTGGTGATGGATATATTTGGAAATATCTTTATACCATTAAACCATCCGAGATCGTAAAATTTGATTCTATTGAGTATATTCCAGTTCCAGAGAACTGGGGTGTGCAGGGAGAGACTGTATCTACCAAAAATAATGCTATTGATGGAAAAATTGAAGTCGTAGTTATTGATAATAGAGGTACGAGTTATCAGCCAATCTCCACTTCATTTGCAAATATTCCCATCCTTGGCGATGGAACTGGTGGAAAGGCAACGATTACAATTGACTCTTTCGGTAAAGTATCCGAAATCTTTGTTACTGATGGTGGTAAAGGATACACTCATGGAAATATTCAGTTCTATCCAGGTGCTCCTGGAAGTGAGGCTGGTGGTCCATTAGAAAACCTCACTAACACTGGTATTGGTACTACAGCAAGAGCTCAATTTGGAGTGATTATTCCTCCTAAAGGTGGGCATGGTTATGACATTTATCGTGAACTTGGTGCATATAGAGTTCTTCTCTATTCTAGATTTGAAACTCAAGAGACAAACCCAGACGTTATTGAGGGCAATGACTTTGCCAGAATTGGAGTTCTTAAAAATCCCACTGTATTTGGAAGTGACAAAGAACTTCTAGATACATCAGTTGTCAGTGGTCTTCAGGCACTAAAACTGTCTGGTGTTTCTACACAGACAACTTATGCCGTGGATTCTACCATTACTCAAACAGTTGGACTTGGATCTACCGCCATCGGTATGGTTGCATCATGGGATCCCGTTACTGCAGTTCTTAAGTATTATCAACCAGTTGGTCTTGCTAAGAGTGAGAGTGGATATAAAATTATTCCATTCACCTCAAATCCAGATGCAGGATATGGAGTTACTATCAATGGTAGTTCTGTAACTGGACCAGTTTTGTCGTTGAACACTGATTTCAACGGTATTACAACGTCAATAAATAATACGACATACCAGTTAGGCATTAACTTCGTCGCTGGTATTGCTTCGGCAGAATACAACAAGAAATCTGGAGAGCTTATCTACATCGATAATAGGACCGCAATTCCCAGATCATCTAGTCAGAAGGAAGACATTAAAATCGTACTGGAGTTCTAAAGAACAATGCCACAAAATACTAACCTCAATGCGTCTCCATATTTTGACGATTTTAGTGAAGATAAAAATTATCAAAAGGTATTATTCAAGCCAGGACTCCCTATTCAGGCTAGGGAATTAACGACTCTGCAATCGATCCTTCAGAATCAGATTGAGAAGTTCGGTAAGCATTTCTTTAAAGAAGGATCCGTTGTTATTCCTGGTCAGATTGCATATGATTCGGATTTCACCGCAGTAATGATTGACGAGACCCACCTGGGTCTACCAGTTAATCTTTATCTGAATAGTTTGGTTGGCAAAACAATCAAAGGCGAAGATAGTGGTGTAACTGCTAAGGTAGAAACCTTTATCACCAATTCTACGTCTGATCTTGGTAACTACACTCTGTATGTAAAGTATCAGAGTTCTAGTGAAACCGACTTTGCCAGACAGACATTCTCTGATGGGGAAAACCTTATTACTCTTGATGAGGTTCAATACGGACTTTCTAATATTAGATCTGGTTCTAGTTTTGCAACTACGACTATTTCCAGTTCTACTAGGACTGGTTCAGCTGCAAAGATTGCTGATGGAGTATACTTTATTCGTG